TCTTCACCTCAAGAGTTGCATTCTAGATGTCTGTTTTGGTGAAAGTAAGAGGCACGCAGGCCACTTAACCGAGTACTAAGATTGGTCGGAAAGAAAAGGGTGAGAAAGAACGACTAGCCATTGGAAGTCGGAGAAGAGAGAGGAAGAGGGATTGGAGACGTTAGTGGAAAATTGAGATCCTAGCACCATCGGCAGCAGTAGTCGGAAGCTTGTCCTCCACTCTGTTGAGAGCGTAATTCTTAGCAAGACTGAGAGCTGTTCGAACCTGTTCAGGAATCCCGGGGCAGAAGATAGCACCAGGAAAAGCGTACTCCAGGAATCTCTCTGGAATATGGTTCTTGAAACCGTAGTTGGTGAGTTGTCCTCGAGATGAGAGGAGTGATCGTACAGTTCTGCAAAGAGTATTGCCCAGTCGTTGATGAGTGTAACGGGGTCCAGCCTCAGCTTCGATAGAGTCGATGATGTAATCAAATTTCTCCCCCGTGAGGGTTGCTTCGACACCATCAGGATCAACGGTGACGACACGTAGATTGTCAGCGCTACGTGACTCCGCTGAGAAACCGGAGTCCGCAAGAAAAAGAAGAAACACGGCCCAGGCTCTTTGTCTAGAAGCTTGAGCTGCATCAGGACCAAGTTCACCACCGACAGCCTCTAGGAAAATCTCCTTGACTCTGTTGACTTCCCGCTCTGAGAGGAAGTTCTCACTATAACGAGAAAGGCGGACTGTAGCATCAATCGATTGAAGGACTTGGCTCTCGTTCAGTATCTCCGCCATGGTAGACTTGTTCTTGGTGAATCAATAAGTAGTGGTGATCCCCGATTTTGTGCAGGGCGCTAGGATTCTCCGGGTTGAGAAGGAAGAGGAGGTGGAAAAGGCTGATAAAGTTGAAAGAAGAAGCTGATTCTAAATGAAACCTATCCCCTTGACGATGAAGGATGTAGGTGGCAGTGGAAGGGGGTTCAGGAAGAGCAGAAATACTGAGGTGTTTGAAGCGAAGAGACCTGAAATCTTCTTGGAAGATCTGGGCTCGGGAGTCGGAATTGGTTAGGAGGGCTTCCAGAAAACTACCGGACTTAATGTCGAAAAGACGAGAATAATATTCGATGGCGGCGGAGTGTTTGACACGGGGCATACAATTACACGCTCACGATGAGAGCTTCGTTCTCAGAAGTTGTGATTATCGTTGTTGTTATTGTTGTTGTTGTTGTTTGAGGAATTCCAGGACCAGCTCCTGTTCTTCTGGAGACATCTGGGCTATGG